ATAAAAGGGTACGATAATCCGTTCAAGTTTGCCTTACAAATTTTAGAGGCGGATTATTGTCCGGATAATTTGAACGTTGCGGAATTAAAAAATGGAAATAGAATTGTTATGGGCGTAGAACTGAATGGCTGGAATAAACCGACAGCATATTATTTTACCGCAAAACATCCAGGCGATAATATTTATCAGTATTATCAGGATAAATATCTGCAAATTCCAGCAGATGAAATAATCCACGTGTTTGACAAAAAAAGAAGTAGTCAAACAAGGGGTGTATCTTGGCTTGCTACGGCGATGACACGATTGCGAATGTTGGGAGCATACGAAGAAGCGGAAGTAGTTGCGGCTCGGGTTTCCGCCTGCAAGATGGGATTTTTTGAAACGCCGTCAGCGGAAATCGGGACAGGCAGCTCATACAAAGGCGACGCAAAAGATTCCGACAATGTCGCAATTACCGAAGCCGAACCCGGATTATTGGAAGAATTACCGCCGGGCTTAAAATTTAACTCTTGGGATCCGCAACATCCAAATAGTAATTTTGGCATATTTATGAAATCCGTTCTGCGTGGGGTAGCCTCCGGGCTTGGCGTATCCTATAATACGTTGGCAAATGACCTTGAGAGCACAAGTTATTCGTCTGCCAGGGTTGGGGTATTAGATGAGCGAGATTCGTGGCGTAAACTACAGAAATGGTTTATTTCGGCTTTCTGCCAAAAAGTCTATGAACCCTGGCTTGAGATGGCTTTATTAACCGGACAAGTGCCATTACCGATGTCTAAATATGATAAATTTAATGCGGCAACGTGGCAGCCACGTGGTTTTGATTGGGTAGATCCATCAAAGGACGCAAAAGCAACCATTGAGAGTATCAATTTCGGGTTGGAAACCAGAGCCGAAGCGTTAGGAGAAAAAGGGAAAGATATAAATGAGCATTTCCAACAGTTAGCAAAAGAGAAAGAATTAGCCGAAAAATTCGGTTTAACTTTTATTTCCCCTGGTCAAAAAATAGATTTAGGGGCAATAGCGGGAGGGTAAGATGGCAATAAAATTAAACCAGAAAGGAAATTCGCATTGTAAGGGATTGATTGGCAATGGAAAGGTTGATAAAACAAGCGACTGGTCATTTGACGCAGATGATGGTAATGTTATTCTGGGAGACCCGCCGGATTGGGTGGAATATAGTAGATGGTTTTTGGGAATAGATACTGAAGCAAAGGAAGAGACAAAAGAGCGATATAAATATCCATTTGGGAAGAATGGAAAAGTTTATCGGTCAGGATTGATTACTATCAGAACAAGAGCGGCGCAGCAGAAAGAAACGGATATTTTTGACGCTGCCGGTGCCAGGATAGAAGAGATTGATAAAAAAGAAAAGAGCCGAGAAGTAATAACCAGACCGGAAGAGACAGAGGATTATATCCGAATACCTGTTGCCGATAAAAAAGAGAGCGACACTGTTAGAACTATAGATATATCGGCTTCGGAAGGAATTAAAGCCCTTTACGCCATAGAACGCAAGTTAATTTTGACGTACCTGTTCTCAAAAGCCAAGGGTTGGACTATGGAAAAGGCAAAGAAATGGGTTGCCGATAACAAAAAGGATGTTTCAAAAATAACAGAAAAGTTTGAATGTGAATGTATAGAATGTGGATATAAAGAAACATCAGAAAAGCATTGCAAAGATTTGAAGTGTCCAAAATGTGGTGGACAGATGAGAAGAGTAGAAAGACCAGGCCCAGGACAGAAAGTGAATTCTGAAATGGTATCTCGGACGGTAATCGGGAAGAAGCAGGAAAGAGTATTTGCCTTTGAAAAAAATACGGTTGACGAAGAAAAGAGAACGGTTGAACTGTCATTCAGTTCTGAAGAACCAGGGGAGAGATGGTATGGTTGGGAAATTTTAGACCATCAGCCAGAATCTGTTCGGTTAAAGAGAATAAATGATGGTGGAGCAATCCTCTTTAATCACAAAACAGATAACCATATTGGCGTGATAGAATCTGGAACGGCTCACATTGACCCCGACTCAAGGAAAGGTCGGGCAATAGTACGTTTTGGAAAAGGCGTACAAGCCAGTGAGAAATTTCAGGACGTCAAAGATGGTATTCTTCGGAATGTATCCGTCGGCTATTGGGTACATAAAATAGTAGAAGAGAAAGAAAAGGAGGAAGACGAAAAGAAATATTTTAGGGTAACCGATTGGGAACCATTGGAAATATCTTTTGTGCCAATTCCAATGGACGCCTCAGTCGGTGTAGGAAGAAGCGCGGAAGAAGTACCGCCAGCAATTAAAGAAGAGCCGGCGGAAATCGTAAAAACAGAGGAGGTAAAAGTGGAAGAATGTATAAAGTGTGGAACTGTACTGGTGGACGGAAAATGTCCAACCTGTACGGCGTTAGAGGCACGACAGAAAGAGACGGTAGAGATTTTCGCCATCGGTGAGAAGTTTGGCAGGAGTGCCGAAGCCAGACAGCATATCGCCGATGGGAAGTCTTTGACTGAATTCAAAGACGCCGTCCTTGCTGGAATTGGAAAGACTCCGGTGATTGACGTAACAAAAGACAAGCAAGATAAGAAAAAGAAAGATGACCAAGGCTGGAAATCTTTTGGTGAATTTCTTGGAGCAGTTGCAAGAGCAGAAAAGAAAGACGAAGTCATTGACACTCGGCTGGTCAGGGCTGCCAGTGGGATGGGTGAAGAAATTCCTTCAGACGGTGGATTTCTGCTTCAGGATACGTTCACTACGGAATTGCTGAAGTTGACTCACGACACCGGCATTCTCTATCCTAAATGTCGGCGCATTCCGATTGGACCAGGAAGCAACAGTATTTCCGCTCCGGTTGTGGATGAGACATCCAGAGCCACCGGTTCACGGTTTGGTGGATTGCGGATGTATTGGGACGACCAGGGTACGGCAGCCACCGCCAAAAAAGTAAAGTGGGCTCGGATTGAAATGAAGTTGCACAAACTTCACGGATTGTCCTACGTTACCGACGAGATGATGCAGGATGTAGCCCAACTGGAAGCGATTATAAAATCAGCCTTTGCCGAAGAGGCTAATTTTATGATTGACGACGGCATTATCAATGGTACGGGTGCTGGGGAAATGTTAGGTATCCTCGCCGCCAATTGTCTGGTTAGTCAAGCGAAAGAAGCCAACCAATCTGCTGCTACAATTGTTTCCGAGAATGTAATTAAAATGTATTCTCGGATGGCAGACCGTAGCATTGGTAACAGCGTCTGGCTTGCAAACACCGAGATATTCCCGCAACTTTGCCAGATGTATACCAAAGTTGGTACTGGTGGAGTAGCAGTATTTACTCCTCCAAGCGGAATTGCTGGGGCGCCGTATGGAACACTATTCGGACGGCCGATTGTCTGGGTAGAACAGTGTGCAAAATTAGGAGCTGTAGGAGACCTAATTTTTGCTGATTTAGCCCAATATCTCATCATTGAAAAAGGACAACTGGAAGCTGCCGGAAGTATCCACGTTCGGTTCATCTACGATGAGATGGCCTACAAATTCACCGTCCGAATTAACGGACAGCCGATACCGAGAAGCGCGGTAACACCGTACAAAGCCGATTCTGGGATTACCAAGAGTCCGTTCGTGGCATTGGCAGCCAGGGCATAACAAAAACAATGGGGTGGTTTCAGAAATGAAGCCACCCCTAACGAAAGGGAGGATAAGATGGGTAAAGGAATTACGCTGGCCGAAGAAGGACATGTAATGCAAATTCTTACTCCGGCTGATTTAGGTGCAACGCCTACCAGAACTTCGCTATACATCAATATGAAGAATTATAGTCATTGCGATATAATTCTCAATGTAGGTGTATCGGCTGGTACTGCTACGGCGATTCTGTACGAATCGGATGATGGTAGTGGTTCAAACGTAGCCGCCATTGCGTGTGCCGTTTACAAGGAAGAGGCAACTGATGGCGATACGTTAGGTGCAAGGACAGCCGTAACAGTTGCGGGATTTACGATTGCTGCCACCGCGGGCATTTTCTACGTTATCAGCATAGACTCCGACCAGTTGAGTGCTGGTTATCCGTACATCAACTTGAGACTGTCTGATTTGGATTCTACCACCGTAACTTGTGCCACTGCAATTTTGACCGGCGCAAGATATGGCAGCGACCAGAGTCCGACAGCACAATAAGGTTACTTTCGGGGCGGTTATCTTCAACC